AGCAGCTCGTTCTATTTTTACAAACTCAAGTGGCATCCCTTATTACCAAGCTAAAGAGATAGAGGTTAAAAATGATGAATAAGTTACCTGCCGAGTGGGTTGATAGAATATTTATGAGATTGCACGGACGTTTTGGCAATTCATTTACAGACAAGTTTAAACTAGGTCAGATTGTAGATGGCGTTGATATTGGCATTGCTAACGCCAAACAGGTTTGGGCTGAGGAACTTGCTGGTATATCGCCTAACCGAATTAAGAACGCCTTGCTGCATAACTATGATTACGCACCATCTTGCGACCAGTTCAAGGCTCAATGCAGGTCTACCATTGAAGCTCATAAAGATTTCGTTGGATTGCCACGCAAGTTTACTGCTGAAGAACGTGAAGCCAATAGAAAACGCTTACAGGTTACTTTAGACTCTTTAAACATTAAGAGGGTAAGTTGACCGAAGATGAGCAAAAGGTTTATGACTTCATCAAAACAATGTTTGATGTATTTGGTAATGATATTGAATTCATTGCCAAAGGTAACTTAAATGTTACTGTAAAAACCAAGAACTATATACACAAACGATATACAGAAATAATCCCGTATGTAAAACCAAAAAAAATTGAAAAGGAAAAAAGAAAATGAATTTATTATTTAGTTTAATGTTTAAAAAAAATGATTCTCAACGTTCTAAAAATATGTGTGATATATCTGTCGATTTAGATAATGAAATAATTGGTATGAGTTTGCATGAAAATAATCCTGATTTTTTATACATAATGGCAGAAGCATTAAGAGATGTTTCTGATGCGTTAATAGCAGAATCAGAAAAACCTGAAAATAAAAAACAATAATATGTCAAAAAAGATATTTATTCTGCGGAATACAAACGTTGTTGATTATGTTTGTGACTATATCCGTTCATTAGAGATTAATGATGTAAAACCAAAACAAATTGAAAAAGGTAAAAAAATATGATAATTAGAACATGGAGTTTAACATTGCAAAATATTCCATTTCTTATGAAATTTTTACAAGAATTAGATTTTGATAAGCGTTGGGAAATTGTAATAAAAGAAAAAGAAACAGATAGAACCCTTGAACAAAATTCTAGATTGTGGAAATTATATACATCAATAGGAAATTATACGGGATATACAAAAGACGAAGTTCATAATTTAATGAGATATAAATTTTTAAGAGAACAAAAAACGGTAAACGGTGAAACTTATGAAGTTATATTGAGCACAACTTCACTTAAAACTAAACAAATGGCACATTATCAAGAGCAAATAGAAATTTGGGCAACACAAATTGGCTGGTCTTGGGATGAATAAAGATGAAAAAAATCATTATGACAAGTTATCACAGCTTGGCTGTATTGTCTGTCTCAATCTTGGTTATGGCTTTTCTGCTCCTCATATTCACCATATACGACATGGAGCTGGAATGGGTAGAAAAAGCCATTGGAGCAACGCTATTCCTTTATGCCCTAATCATCATCAGCATGGTGGTTATGGAATTGCTTTACATGCTGGAATAAAAGAATTTGAAAAAAAATATGGAACAGAAACGAAACTTCTTGAAAAAGTAACTCAACTATTAACAACTAAGGATTAATTATGACTGAAAAACTTAAAATACATTATAAAAACATTGAGGATTTAATTCCTTATGCACGCAATAGCCGTATGCACAATGAAACTCAAGTTGCACAAATTGCAGCATCTATTAAAGAATTTGGTTGGCGCAATCCAGTTTTGGTTGACGGAAATAACGGAATCATAGCAGGTCACGGAAGGGTTTTGGCTGCTCGAAAATTAGGAATAACAGAAATACCTACAATTGATTGTTCCGACATGTCTGAAGCGCAGCGCAGAGCTTATGTTATCGCTGACAATAAAATAGCAATAAATGCAGAGTGGGATGCTGAAATGCTTATGCTTGAAATTGATGATTTAAAACTTCAAGGATTTGATATAAATTTATTGGCATTTGACCCTTCTGAATTGCAAGGAGTTAAAGAAATAGATTATTCAATTTTAGACGAAGATGATGTTTCGGATAAATTAGATGACATGATTGCTGGCGTGAGAAAAGCAATTCAAATTGAATTTGAACCTGAACATTATGAAGAAGCTCAAGAGCTTGTTAAATTTTGGCGCAATGAAGGTGCTTACATTGGATATATGATATTGCAATATTTAAAACAAGAAAAAGACAAATTATGAAAATACCAAATGACAATGGTATAGATTATAGATTAAATAAATTTGTTGAATATCAAAATGCAGTTCCGCCTGTTCACAGGAAAATACTCATTGAATATGCAAAACAAAAAAAATTAACATACGATGATATGATTTTGTTGTCTTGGTTAATGTCTAATACTTATCATGAATTAACAAGCATATTAATGTTTGAAGAAATAAAATACGATAATAATTTTTATTTTAATTTTAAAAATTGGTGGATTAAAAACAATCAAAGAGTTTTATTTGGTTCTGCCAAAAAATGGATTAAAATGAAAGATAGAATATTAGATGTTATTGATTTTTTTGTTAAAATTTATGGAAAACAGCCTTATCAATTTTTATTAAATGCGTTGTCTAAAGAAAATGACAAAAAGAAAAGATATGAATTAATTAAAAAAATAAATTCATCATGTAAAAATCATGGACGATTTTCTGAAGATTTATTTTTAGAAATATTAATTACATTTCAAAAAAATAACGAATTAAATTTAAATTTGGAGTCGGATGAAAAATTTGATTGGGAAAATTGCGACAATTTAACATCTGCTGTGTTTAATATTATTTATCAAGATGAGCTTGCTAATAAGTTTGATAAAAAACTTATAAAAAAATCAGAATTAGAAGTTTGGTATCCTGTTTTATTAAATACTGTAAAAACCATTGAACAAGCAATTGAAAATAAATATAAACAAAAAGTTGATATTCCGTTATTTATAACCAAATTATGTAGTTTTAGAAATTTATTTAAAAACAGCAGGTATGGCGGATATCATCATGACAGGCAATTAGAATACATTATTGAATACAACAAAATTTGGCCTGAAAAAAAAGAGCTTTGGAGAACAATATTAGAAATAAGATACAAAAGTTTTAATCACAATTTGTTAGGCGAACTTAATGGATGGAAAGGGATTAGAAAAGAAAGAAAAAAACTTTGGACTACTAAAGGCTTAACAGGAGTTGAATCGTTATGACAACCATATTGCTTATAGGTAATTGCGGAAGCGGTAAAACTTGGGTAATGAATAAAATTATAGAAGAATTTAAATTAAATAAAAAAGCCAAAATAGGAAAAGTTGTATTTCAAACAAACGATAAAATCTTTGTTCTTGGAAATTATGACAAAAGTACGTTTGAAGGTAGCGATAAATTAAGTATGGCTGTTATGAGCGATTGCGATTTGCTTAAAAAATTGCAAGAAAAATACAATTCAATTATCGTATGTGAAGGCGATAGATTTACTAACAGCACTTTTATAGCTAAATTTTCACCAACAATTGTAAAAATCATGGATGACGGTGAAGCTGGAAGAAAAAAAAGAAAATCAAATCAAAGTGAACGGCAATTAAAATCTATTCAAACAAGAGTTAATAACATTAAACACAATATTGAAGTTTTGGATAGTGACACAGCACTTTTAATTATAAAGAGAATGTTAAATGAAAATATTGCATCTTAAAAAACAACCGCACGATGTAAAAATAGGTCATGAATGTCCTGATTTGCAACCAAATGTTATTGAGGACACTATTTTTGTTGCCGACGGCGAACCCATTGGTTTTTATATTAAAAATATACCTGACAAATTAAAAAAATATGTAGAAATAGCAAACGCTGAATTTTTATCTGACCGAGTACCAAAAACAGTAATGAATCGTGGTCCAAAAAGCAAATGGTACATTGAAAAACTTGAAAAAGAAGGAAGGTTGCTTGTTGACCAATACAGCGCGATTATAGGCTCTTGTGCTCCAAGACCTCACATGAGGATGCCTTACCCTAGAATATCAACAATTCACAATGAAAAATCGGCTCAAACATTTATTAAAGCTATGTTGCTTGCTTGCAGAGAATCGGAAGAATTAATAAAAAAAATAATACCTAATGTTTATGACAAACAGTTAAAAACAATTGAAGAAAATGTGCCTCCTAAATTTAGATTTGGAAAGTTGTTTACAAGTTCTATTTCAAATTTTAACATTGCAGCTAATTATCATATCGACTCTGCTAACCTTAAGGATTGCGTAAATGTTATTATTGCAAAAAGAGAATTTGCTCGAGGTGGCAATACTACCGTTCCTGATTACGGTGCGACTGTTGATTCTAGCGACAATAGTATGCTTGTTTACCCTGCTTGGCGCAACGTTCATGGCGTTACTCCTATTGTTCCTCTTTCTGAAAAAGGCTATAGAAACTCTCTTGTATTTTATCCTTTAAAAGCATTTAATAATTATTGGGATAAATAATTGAAGTTGAAACATAAAATATGGTTAATTGTTTTAACTTTTCCTATATGGCTTCCTTTTGTAATTGTTTGGTTTTGGTTTCAAGATTTATACAATCATTGTAAAAAATGAGGTATAGTTACATAACAAATTGGGAGTAAACTATGTTTTTTGTATTGGGATTAGATTTACGTTCCATTTATTTAATTCCAACAATTGTAATTTATACTAAACGTAGTTCATTTGAAATAAGGTGGTTAATTTTGGCATTTGCATTTGGGTTTCATTCTAATGGCAAGAATTAGAAGTTCGTTGGCTAACATGGTTTCAAGTGTACCTGACCCTTTTGTTATTAAAAAAAACGGATGGCGAGAAAATAAAGTTGCAATCTTTACCGAAGAACAACTTGCCAAGCTGCCAAAAAACACGAGAGAAACCACATTAGCAGAAGCAATAAGAGAAGCTGCTAGATATTTATATGGTAATTGATGTAATCAGACTTAAAGAATGTCTTGAACTATGGGCTATATGGATGCGCCATGATGGTTCACGTTTAGGCTATCCGCAAAAATCTATGGGTATCTCTAGCGGTGGCGTAAATTGTTGGGATGACATTGGCGATGACTGCGACAACTACACAGTTCAAATCGTAGATGCAGCCATGACCAGCTTAACGCAATCAGGCAAAGGATTTATGGTAGATGCAATACAAATCTCTATTGGTCTGCTGCCTAATAACTGGAAATATCACTATCAATACGAAACTGCGCTTTCATTTGCCCACGATTATATGTGGCGAAAGCTAACAGTAGCTGGAGTAGTTTGATGAAACACATTGACGTTAATCTTAAAACGCTGCCCAAAGAACACCATCTACGCAATTTACCATTGATTGATATTGGCGCAATGTATTTACCAATGGACTCTAAAGTTTGGGCTTC